ACCCGGGCCCCTTTTCGAATGTTGCCAGGTGTTCTGGCGATGAGGCCGGGCTTGGATCCTGGTTCTGCCAGGATGGATGGGGCGAAGTTTTCGCCGAAGTCTGATGCGATTTCAGGGTTCAGGACCCATTTGACTTCTTTCTTTGGGTCGCGGGGATCGACGACCCGAATGTACATGGGTTTGGGCTCGGTTGAGTTAAGACCGCCCTTTGCACCGATTGCGGTATTGCGTGCCTGGGCGGTTTGGTTGAGAGCCTGGGCCCGATGGAGATCTGCCTGGGCCTGGTTGGTGTTGATGGTGGATTGAATGAGCGCAGCTTGTGCGCTGTCTTTTTTGGCGTTGCCTTTTGCCTGGTGCGATGACTTTACGCCTTGGCCGATGGCGGCTCCAGCCTGGGCTACACTGTCACCGAAGCCGGATGACACGGGTGTGTAGCTTGCACCAGTTGCTCCCAGGGCGGCGAGAGGGTGGATGCCAGCAGCTTTGGCGTCTTCTACACGCCATTGGACCGAGTTCTGGGCGAACTCTTTTTGCATCTTTCGATTTTTGGCTGCTTCGTTGGATCCCATGACGCCGCCGAGGAGGCTTGCCCCTGCTGAGATGATGTCTCCGATCATTAGCTTTTCCTTGTGCACCAGGGGATGAATTGACGACTAGATCCGCGCCCTGGTCGCGGCGTCGTCTTTGTTGGCCTCTGTTTACAGTGCGCGACTTGAGGTCGAATGGCTATGTTGCCATGCACTGATGGTTGAGGCCTTTTTGGTGTGGCCGGTGGCCTGGGAGTAACCACCGGCCTGGTTGTCGGTACCGATGCGACAACCTTGTGTTCCAGGACGTTAATCGAATTGATCAATTGCATCGTCCTGGTGTGACGGATAGAGGCCGAGAGTGTAGGCGCGATCCGGCGTGATTTCTGAACGCCGTAATTGCTCGTTGTGCTTCTCGATCGCTTTCTTTTGGGCATCTAGCATCCGTCTTTCTGTTTGTAGGACCTTTTGTGCGTTAGTTTCCGCATGATTTGCAAGAATTTTTGCTTCCGCCGTTTGCAGCCGGAGCACGGTCCTTTGTGTGCGGGAGAGCTTGCGGATCTTGCCCCCCGCTTTTTGTACGCCGATTTCAAAGTGTTTTCTCATGAAATTGTCGAGAGGAAACTTTCGTTCCCCAATCTGGAAGTGTGTCGGCTGCTCTAAGGAGGTCCCAAGCTTCTTCACGAAGGTATCCGCGAGACTGTAGATACCATAAGCACCGATTCCCGGCCGCGTAGTCCGGTACAGTATATTTTGTTGTGCAGTCTCCTTCGTCAGATAGGAGCTGCAATATCGTATAGAGGCGGGCGTTATAGTCCCAGCATCTATGTGCCCAAGAGGCCATAGCGGAGATTGATACCTGGTGGAGGGTTGCCCATTGCGCCGAGGGATAGGTGTCATCCAGGAGTTCATCTGGCCGTACACCAGCATGTGATAGTGTGGCCTGCCGAATGTGTCGCCGTACTCCAAGCAGCCAAAATAACGGATCTTGGCTTTGGTCCCTGCTCGGCGCTCGGAGTGACGCAAGGCGTTTAACCAGCGCCTCACCCAATCGCCTGGAGGGCGGGATTCCCATTTGGCCATCTCGGATGGTGCGATTGTGAGCGTTAAGAATGAGCTTGAAGGCGACGTAAGGAACTCCATACGGTTTCGGAACTCCCACGCTGATTGCTTGCGGATCCTGCATGGCAGGCATTTTCCGCATGGGTAGGAGTGCCATATATCGAGTGTTTTGTGTCTTTGATGACGTTTGTAGAGACATTCCATTTCTGTCCTGTTTTTTAGCGTAGCTGTCCCCACAGCTACTTACGCATATCAAGGGAGTGCGCTTTGTAGACGCCCCCGTTTGAGTGTGCGGGGGCGTCTGTAACTGTCGTGAGAGCCGTTTGGGCTATTTGAGAGTTATTGGCTCTTGAATGGACCGAGTGTGTCCAGGTGTTTGGATCCGTTCGATGACGGTAGTGTTTGCGGCTGGTGTAGCCGTAGAGCTGTAGTGCATTTGCCCACAGCCTGAGACGATGACCAGGCCGGTACCCAGGGCGGCGATTACCGCCATAGTCGCCAGGTACTTAATTACCAGGCTCCACTGTTTCTGCCTGATCGCCTGGATCAGGTTCGGGATCATCGTCATTATCTTGGTTGTCCAGGGCATTTTGCTGGTTCTCCTGTATTAGCCTGGCGGCTTGGTCTTCCTCGAACTCGTCGGGCTCGTCGTCGTCAAGCTCGTAGCCTGGACGGTTGGTGTTGTTTTCGAAGTGCTCGCGGTGGACTGCCATAGTTTCCCTGGCGCGAGCGTGCATCTTACCGATGAGGGTGAGTGGTTGTGGTTTCACTGGCGGCAGATCCTGGTTGAGCTGCTCGCACAGTTGAGTGCCATTGACTGATATTTCCATACCGAACTCTTTGGCGTGGATCTCCAGGACGTCGAAGCCCTCAAGATTCGGCCTGGTATGAAGGTGGTGTTGTGAGGCGGCAATGATGATCTTGCCGTCTTCGCCCTGGGCATAGACGATTATGTCTCCCAGGGCGGCAACGGTCAGGTTGACGTTGCATTTTTGCGGTATCGGGATCCGAACCATCTTTTTGTGGCCGGACCAGCTAGAGCAGCGAATACGCATGGTTTTGTTCCTTGTTAATATTTTGGACCAGGTCAGAGGTAGTTCATTCGAGCGGTGCGAGTGACGAGCCGCTTTGCACGAATGTTGTTGTAAACGTTTGCCTGGATCTCAGGCATGGACGTATCGGAATAGATACGATCCGTTGGCGTGCACTCGACAAAGGAGCTATTGAGCGTCGGCTCAGCCGACAGGTCCCTTTGCATGTGCCAATCTTTGTCGGTGGTGCGGAAGGTGCCGGTGGCGTAGTTGAACGAGTGGCGATATTCCTCGTATTGGGGCACGTATCCGAAGGTGGTTGAGTTATCGTCAGGTGCATAGATTTCTTTGTGTTGCATCTGGCGCCAGGGGAGCTGTTCAAGCTCGCGGTGCCAGAAGTCTTCTGGTTGGCGGCGCAGGAATTTGCGCGGCATTGCCTGCATGTAGCCGGTTTTGGGTCTGACGAATAGGGTGGTGATGACCCAGCCATGTTCCTCGAACATTTTGCGATAGCGCTTGGAGCGCAGAGATCCGATGCCGTGGCCGTACAGGTCCCCGACTTCGGTGTTGGTGCCTTCGGCGGTGGTGATGACTTCGGAGAAGGCGAGTTTTTGTCTACCGCCGCCCAGGAACTCAGGGCGGTCGAGTCGGCCGTCTTTGGGATTGACCCCGTAAAAGCGAAGATAGTCTTCGTAACGAGAGCCGAACCTGGAGCGAGCAACGGCGATGCGTTGCATTGCGATCGACTGAGCTAGTTCGTCTATGTCGATGCCGCCGGTAGCGTTGGAGAGATCGGCCTGGAGGCCGGTCTGGGATCCGAACTGGAGATCCCCAGACGTAGGTTGTGAATGTTGCATGCGACGCCAGGCGTCGCTGTCGTTGTTGAGGGTTGAGGTAATGTCGACGCCGGTTGCGTTTGAGGATCTGAACAGGACGTTGTCGCCTGTTGTTTCAACCGGAGCTGCGCCGGCCGAGAAGCCGATCGAGATGGCGTCGCCTTGTTGAGGTGTGGACCTGGCTACGGTGAAGTAATCTTTTTCCCAGCAGACGCGTGCCAGTGTGTCGTCGTTGATATCGCGCTCGGTCTGGAGATCCTGGTCGCGGAAGTTGTAGTTGTAGATTGAATTGTATGCTCGGAAGGGCATCTGGTCGACGGTGAGGCCGGTCTGAGGGTACATGCCGAAGCGGTCGGCGAGTTCCAGGTCGGTATCCAGGGTTTTGGTTGGGTAGGTGACTTCTTCTGAGCCGGTTATGAAACCTTCCCAGTCGTCCCAGAGAATACGGTTAGGAACGAACCAGTGGTGGAGCGAAGCGGTTACGTTATGCATTACGGGATGAGCAAGTGGTGCCACCCGAGCGAGGATTGAGGCGTTATGAATGAAGCTGTCACCGGGGAGAACTTCCTCGGTGCAGACGGGGATGAGATAGCCCTGGTCAAACGAGGTTTTGTGCTCGTGTGACAGGTCGAAGGTGTTTCTACGCATTTTTTTGTTCCTTGAGGTTCGCATTGATGAGTTTGCGGATCCTGGCGACTTCTGGATGGTTCATGGAGTACGCCAGGAATATATACGCGTCCTGGTCGGAGATGCCGACCTGAGACGCGTAGTTTTGGACATAGGCGGGATAGGTCACAGCCTGGTGCCTATGTACTGTTTGCCGATCCGTGGTGGACGAGATCCGCGGGATCTGCGACCACGGCGGCGTGAGCGTGAGCGTTTGCGGTAAGCCATGCTTATTTCTCCTGAGTGTATGACCAGGACGGAGTGAGGTAATCCCACCACGTTTCTGGTTGCTTGGTGGATTTCTTTACTTTGACCCGGGCCCCTTTTCGAATGTTGCCAGGTGTTCTGGCGATGAGGCCGGGCTTGGATCCTGGTTCTGCCAGGATGGATGGGG